CCAGTCGGGTCCACCCCTTGCTCGCGCGCTGCTGCGGCGCCGGGCGCGGTCTCCCAGTCCGGCGTCAGGTCGCCCAGCGGGCCAGGGCCGGCCGGGCGGGTGCCCTGCGGCACGTCTTCGAAGCCTCGGCCCAGCGTCGGCTCGGGCGGCGGGCCCTCGGGCTTCGGGGCGTTGCGGCGCTTCTCGGCGTCGATCATGCGCTTGACGACGCGCGGGCCGAGCAGGTTGTAGAGCGCAGAGCCGGCGTACAGCGCCGCCGCGGCAGGCAGGCTGGTGAACGCTGCGCCGGCGCCCGCGCCGATGCCCAGCGCGCTGTAGATCGTGTTGCGTTCGGCAGTGCCCGACGAGACCTGTTCCTTGAGCAGATCCTGTCCGACCCGGGCGTACTCGCCCAGATCGCCGCCCTCGCCGCGCGCCATGCGACGCTTGCCTTCTTTGGTGCTGGTGACGACACCCTTGAGTGACGACGGCGGGAAGCTGCCGTCCGGGTGCTTGGCAACCAGCGGCTCGAGAGTCTTGCTGATGGCGTACTGGCGCCGCGCGTTCGCCAGCGCCGTCACGTCTGCCTCGGCGGCGTTGTTCGTGAGCGCGTCGTCGAACCGGTGGACGACGTCATCCAGCGCGTTGGCGAGGTCCGGCTTGGCGCCGCGCACATTGCGCGCCCGGCTCTGCGCCTCGGTGCGCAGCTTGCGCAGCGTGTCGCCCGGGATCACGCCGCCGTTGTCTGCGGCGATCTGCGCCAGGTCGTCGGCGAAGGTCTTGACCACGGCCTGCACGTCAGGGGTGTCCCGGCGGGCCAGTGCGTTCAGATCGCCGAAGTCCTCGATTGGCATCTGGTACTTCGACGAGATCTCACCGATGCGCTCGCCGGCGGCGTCCTGCAGTTGCTTGAACGCGGCGTCGTCCAACACCGTCACGTCGGTGTCGGGATCCATCTGCTTAGCCAGCGCCGCGCTGAACTTCTCGCGCCGCTTGGCGCGCAGCGAGCCACCGCCGGCCAGCGGCACGTTCTCGGCCGTCTCGCCCAGCAGCTTGATGAACTTGTTGTCGCTCAGCTGGTGCGGGCTGATCGGGATGCCGGCGTCGGTAGCTGCCTGCGCGCGCTTCATGGTCGACTCGCTCAGGCGAGGCGTCGCGGCCTCAAGCGCAGCGTCGGCCACCTTGCCCGCGCCGGCGCGCACTGCACCGCGCTGCGCAGCCATCGGCGCAGCCGTCGCGGGCCCGGCCAGCGTGCCGAAGACGCCCGCGGTGGGCGGCAGGACCTGCCCGACCTTCTCGATCGGCTCCATGGCCGCTTCGGTGTACTCTTGGCCGGTCTGCGACATCGGCTTGCCGCTGGTGACGCCCACCATCTGCAGCGCGTCGCGCACACCCTGGATGCCGCGCTGCGCGCCTTCGGCGAAGCCCTTGTCGCCGCCCTGCTCGGTGTTGATACCGAAGATGCCCGCCAGGCCGCCGATGGAGCCGCCCAGCAGTCGCGTCGCGACCTCGAGGCCGGCCTCGGCGGCGCCGACGGCGCGGCTGACGATCGGGTTCGCCGCGCGCTGCGTCGCGCCGCGCTGCTCGACGATCTGGCGGGCCTTGGCCTCGGCAGCCACGCGCGCCGCTGCGGCGGGGTCCTGCGGCACTGCGGCAGCGCCGGTGAGCGGTTTGGAGGGCGCTGCCGCAGTGTCGACCTTGAAGCCGGGCGGCAGTTCGTCGACCGTGAAGCCCTCGGGCGGTGCATCCGCGCCGGCGCGCTCCTGGCGGTCGATTTCCTCTTGGATGACGCGGCGAGCCTCGGGGTCCTTCTCCCGCGACAGTTCGGTCTTGGCCTGGCGGATGTTGGCCGGGCTGCGTTCGAACTCGTCACTGCGCGCCTGCTCGGTCGGCGACAGGCGTGCCAGCACCGCCAGCTTGTCTTCGGCGGGCGAGCGCTTGACCGGCTTCTCGCTGTCGAGCGTGAAGCCTTCCGGCAGATCGGTCACTGCAGCGGCTGCCACTTGCCCCCCTTGAAGACCATCTTGGCGCCGTTCGGGCCGGTGGCCGTCTGACCCTCCTGGTACTTCGGTGCGCCGGCGGGCTTCGCGCTGCCGCCTGCGTTGTCATCCGTGAAGCCCTTGCGGATCTCCTTCTTGACGATGCCCGGGGCGCGGCCGGCAGCTTCCATTTCCTTCTTCAACTGGCCCATGATCGCGAGCACCTGCTCGTGGCTGTCAGCCGTCGAGAGCATGGCGCGGGCGTGATCCTTGTCGCTGACGGTCGGCGTGCCCACCGGGCTGATCGCGCGGGCGTACGCGTTGATGAACGAGTTCAGGGCGGCGCCGAACTCGCGGATCTCGGTGCCACCGGTGTTGGTGTTGTAGGCGTTCAGGGCCTTGTTGATCGGCATGAACTGGGTGCGCGAGACGGCTGCCGACGTCTCGGTGACCAGGTCGGCCATCTCGTAGGCCTCGGACTTCGCCAGCCCGAAGTTGGCCTGGCGCGTGCCGAGCGCGCGCTGTGCCGCGTTCATGCCCATGAACTCGGACTGCTTGGCCGCGATGTCGGGACCGGACAGCCCGCGCTCCTCGGCCACCCGAGCGATCGTCTCGCGCAACGCCACGACGTTGGCTGCACCTTGCGCGCCGCGGCCGAGGTTCTGCATCACGCTTCTGTCGCCGGACAGGTACTGCTCGGCCATCTTGCGCTGCGTATCGGGGGAGAGCGTCGGCTCCGCACCACCGGTGAGGTTCTTCGCCGCACGGGAGCCGAGCTCCGCGATGCGGGCTTCGATCAGGCGCTTGTCGGCGTCGGTCTGCTGTTTCGGCGCCCCGGGCAGCACGCCGCCAGCCTGCAGCCGCTTGGACGCCTCTTCGAACGTGATGTTGTTTTCCTTGGCGTAGCGGCTGACCGCCTCGATCTTCTGGGTCGTGGCGTCCTTCGGCACGGGCTTCGTGCGCGCGGTCAGGTCGTCGAGGTACTTCTTCGCCTCGGGACCGGCCTCCTGCGCACCCTGCGCCAGCTTGGTGGCGATCTGCGGGCTCTGCGCCGCAGTGGCCAGCGTGCCCATCTGACCCATGTAGTCGAAGCCGCGCTTCAGGTCGAGCGGCACGATGGCGTCGTTGGCCTCGGTGGTGCCGTTGCGGGTCAGCGGCGCGTCGTAGTATTTCTCCGACCCATCATCGGTCTGCACGTAAACGCGCACGATCGGGAAGACCTTGTCGGGGTGATCAATGCCGTCGGCGCCGCGGGCCGGCACCAGGTTCACGATCTCCTTGCGTGTGATCGTGCCGCCGTGAGGGCTCGGCTCGCCGATGCCGCGGCGCAGGTACGTCGGGCCCAGCAGGCCGTTCACGCCCTTGATCTGCAGGCCGGGGTTCCCGGTCTCGAGGCCGGACTGGATGTCGGCGATGTGTTGCGGCATCTTCTGCACGTCCTCGGGCAGCATGCCCGTGGCGCGCGTCCAGTGCAGGTACAGATCCTTCGGCGAAGCCTCGCCGATGTCGGCTTGGCCGGTCTGCACGCGCGAGAAGAAGTCCAGCGACTCCTGGCGCGCGGCCTTGAGTTGTGCCTTGAGCGTGCCGTACCGCTTGGCGTCTTCCGGGTCCACCGGCATGCCCTGCAGTTGACGCGCGGCCGCGGTCTTCTCGATGTCGGCGACCTCGGCCTCGCCGGCGGCGATGCCCTCCTTGACCCTCGCTGCGCGGTCAGCGGTGTCGAGCCGCTTCTGTTGGCGGGCCTCGGTATCGCGGCGCAGCGACAGATCCTGCTCGGCGCGCATGTCGGACTGCCGCTGCCGTTCGTTCGGCAGCGTGGTTTGTTCGCGGTTCTGCTTGTCGAGGTCCGCCTGGCGGGCCATGCCGTAGCCCGACTCGATGCCGCGGGAGAGTGCTTCGTAGACGCCAGCCATGGTGTGTCCTCAGTCGAACAGGCCGGCCGCGATCGCGCCGACGGCGCCGCCGATCAGCGAGCCCAGCGGACCGCCGACCGAGCCGTACTGCGCGCCCAGCGCCGCGCCGCCCAACGCGCCGAGCGTTGAACCGAGTTGCATCTGGCCGGCCTTTTCTTGCTGCTCCAGCACCTTGTTCTGCCGGTTGCGCTCGGTCTCCTGGTCAGCCGCGTTGGCGAGCACCTGCCCGGCCTCCTGCTGCTGGCTGGCACCGAGACTCGCGAGGGTTGCGCCTACACCTGCCATGTCATGCTCCGCTGACCGGGGCAGGGTTGCCCAAAATCGACTGCTGGCGCTGGCGCGTGAGATCGCCGGCCATGTTCTGTGCGCCGACGTCGGCTAGCGCGCGGCTCAGGCCGAACTGGCGCTTCTGGGCTGCCTGCTGGTCAGCGTCCAACGTCACCCCGAGGCCGCGCAGGCGGCGCTGCGTGGCGCCCTCCTGCTGGTTGAAGGACGCGTTTACGTCGGCGCTGGCGTTGGTCATGGCCTTGGTGACCTGCGTCGGGTCGGTGGCGTACTGGATGAGTTGGTTCTCCAGCGGCACGAACGTGTTGACGTAGTTCGCCCACTGGTCGCGGGTCATCGCCGCGTAGGTCTGCGCCGCGTAGTCCTTGGACCCGGGTGCGATGCCGTACATGTTGGTGCCTGCCATGCTCAGTGCCCCGCTTGAGGGTTGGTGGTGAAGCCGTCGGCCTGCGCGCCGAGCACCGTGGTGCCCATGCCGGGCGCCTGCGGTTTCGGCTGCGCACCGAACGCACTCTGGAGGCCATAGCCGGCGAACTGGCCCGCCAGCCCTGCCTGCGCGGCGTGCTGCTGCACGGACGCCTCGGCGTCGGCCTGGGCCTGCCGCGAGCTCTGCTGGGCCTGGCGGCCAAGCGAATCGGCAACCTGCGCGCGCTGGCCCTTGCCGGTGGCGGCCAGCGCCGACAGACCGGACAGGTACGCGTCGTCGACCTGCTGGTCGGCAACGGCCATGCCCAAGCCGCGCGATGCGGCGTTGTCGGCCTCGACGCCGGTGACACCCAGATCGAACTTGCCGGAACCTGGTGCTGCGCCGCCGGCGGCGAGCATCTTCTGGACGGCGCCCTGCGCCTTCTCGAAATTGATTGCAGAGTCGACGTTGGCCTTGCCGGCCGCGGCCTTGCGCGCCGAGGAGCCTTCTTTGCCCATCTCCTGCACGGCGGTGGCGAGGCGCTGCTGCACGGGCAGCCAACGCTTCTTGTAGTCCGCAAGCTGGTTGACGGCGAACTCGACCTGAGCCCGCTGTTGCGGGGTCTCCTCGGCCCGGTCTCCACCTTTGCTCATCTGACGCGCCTCACGAATCCATCGGTTCCGCGGCGTTGCCATTCCGGCCCCAGCCGCCTCGCCCAGCCTTTGCGCCTCGCAATGAAGGCGATTGTCTGTGCTCCGAGATCGCGCCCGATCGAGTCGAGTGCGGCGTCTTGTCGCTCGAATGCGCCGTGCTTGAAAGCGATGGCGATCCACACGAAAAGCTCGAGACCATCAGGGCCTGGCCGCAGGTCGACGACAAGCATGCCGTCTTCGCAGGCCAGGCACATGGCCCGTTCCTGCTCGCATTGTGCCATCATTTCCGTCAGTTCGGCAGGGTAGGCAACCCCACGGCGAAGCCCCCGGCAGGCGGCCTCCACCATCTCGGGGCCTTCGATCGTGAATGTGGTGCCGGAGATCATCAGACTTTGAAGTTGGTCATCCACGGGTAGCCGTTGCCTCCGGTGGTCAGCAGGTTGACCTGACGCGCGGCCACCACCGGGCCGGTTGTGTTGTACGGCACGAGCGCGCTCGTGGTGCCAGGTCCGATCGCGATCTGCCGCAGCTTGAGCACGAAGCCCTCGCCCTTGACCTGCCCGAGCATCTGCATCGGCACGAACCACGCCTTGGAGTTGGCGGTGTCGGTGAGGATGTCGGTGCTGCTCACCGCCACGGCGCCCCAGGTCGAGGACGGCACCCAGGCCTGGAAATAGACGCGGTTGCTGGCGCCGTAGTTCGTGCGCACGCATGGCGTCGCCGTGCTGGCATTGATGGTCGATACCGAGTGCGCCATCACAGCGGTCTGGTTGCCGAAGTTCGCGATTGACCCGGTGCCCAAGGAGAACACTGCGCTGTAGGCGTTGTCTGATGCATCGACCACCAGCGCGCCGGCGCCAGCCAGGAAGCCCGCTGCTACTGCAGGGTTCTGGAATGCGAAGACAACCGCCTCGGCGCTGTCGAAGTAATAGGCCCGGATGCTCGCGCCGTAAATGCTCGCGATGGATAGCTGGGCCCAGACTTTCACCGCGCCGGTGTCGTCGCCCATGATCGTGCCGCTGGCAGCCGTCAGGTTGCTGGGCGTGTCGACATTGCCGGCCGGGAAGTACGCACCGTACAGCACGTTCGTCGTGGCAGCGGTATCGAAGATTGCCGAGTTGCTGCCCGCGGGTGCGCTCGTGTAGCACAGCAGCAGGATGCGGCCTGCGCTGCCGTCCTTGGGCTTGAGCGTGAGATAGAACGGCGTGGCCGCGCTGCTCTTGCTGGCCTTCTGCCAGAAGAACGTCGCATCGCCGGCCTTGCTCGTGATGAGCGTGTCGAGGTCGTCGAGCAGCGTGTTGATCGTGGTGCCGGTCTTGGTGGCCGCACCGCTGCTTGCCCAGGTGAGCGTTGCTGACATAGTGAGTCCTCAGACGTAGGTGATTTCGTGCCACGTGCCGCTGATGAGGTACGGCAGTGGATCAACGTTGTTCTGCACCAGACCGCTCACCAGCGTGAACACCGAAACCTGCTGCCCGGCGTTGATCTGCCGCTGCCAACCGGTCTCATCCCACACCCACGTGCGGCCGCTGTAGGTGTAGACCTGCCCAGACACCGGGCTGGAGGGGAAGTCGATCATGCCGCGTTCCTCACCCAGCCGCTGCCGTCATAGGTCCACGTGCGGCCGCCGTAGCTGTATGTCTGGCCCACTGTCGGGGACGCAGGGAAGTCGATCACGTAGCAGTCCATCAGAACTCCACCCAGGCGTAACTGTTGCCGTCGTAGAAGTAGGTGTAGAGGATGCCGGTGTCGAGGTCAACCCAGCGGTCACCGACGCGCGGGCTTCCCGGCGCCACCGAAGCCGCGGTGTAGGTACCAGCCAGGGCGGCGACTTGCTGCGCCGTCATGCTGTAGTAGCTGCTGCCCTTCTGCCCGACCAAGATCTCGTCGCCGTCGATGCCACTGGCGAGTGAGGGCACGTACTCAGCCCCTGGCACGGCACCGACGTCGCCAGCGTCCAACAGCACGGCGCCGACCTGACTGTTGACGCTGGTCACCGCCCCACCGCCCGGTGCCAGCGCGGCGATCTGCGCCAGCGTGACGACGTAGTAGCCGCTGCCCTTGAACACCACGGCCGACTCGCTGCCGTCTACGCCACTGGCCAGCGAGGGCACGTACTCCGCGCCAGGCACCGCGCCAACATCACCTGCGTCGATCGTGACGGTTCCACTGAAGCCGTTGACGCTCTCCACGGCGCCCACATCGGCCGCGGTCAGCACAACCACGCCAGTCTGCCCATTGACGCTGTCCACTGCCCCATCACCGCCCCCACCACTGCCGAAGAAGGCGAGGTTTGCGATGTCCTGCACGGTGGTCTGGTACCAAACGCCCCCGAGTTGCACGGCCACCAGTTCGTCGCCGCCCAAACCCCCGGATTGCGCGGACAAGGCGCTGATGTCGGGCAAGTCGTCCTGCACGAGCGCGCGGAACGTCGGCTCGTCCGGTGTGCCGCTGGTAGGCCCGGCGAAGACGAGGTGCGCACTCTGCGGGTCGAAGATGCCGCCGCTCAGAAGCGCGACCTGGGTTTGCAGCTGCGCGATCGAGATCCGCAGGGACTGAATCACCGCGTCGAAGCTGGTCGTGCCCGCGTTCTGCAGGATGGTGACCGCCGCCTCCAGCTTCTCGATGCGCTGACGCGCCGCCGCGATAGAGGCCTGCACCGGCCGCAGCACCAACTGCCCTGGCGTGGTGATGGCTGGCTTGCCGTCGACAGCCATCAGCCGAGCTCCGTCACATCCTCGGCGGCCTGGGCGATGCGCACGGTCGACGTGCCGAGAATCTCGATCTGGAATGTCTCGTACTCGTCAGCTTCATCGAGCGTGAACTCCGTCGACTCGGTCACCACGATCTCGCTGATCTGCACGCCATCGCCGTAGAAGCGCACGAGCAGGTTCAGGTAGTCCTCGGCGCGCACCTGGGCGATCGTAAACCACGCCGGGTGCTCCAGCAGCCACAGCTTGCTCAACCACCGGTAGGTCATGTCGACCGAGGGGTTGCCTTCGAACTCGTAGACCGTGCGCCCGTCGAGGTACACCGGCGGCGCGGCCGGAATCGGCAGGCTCGGGTCGTCCGGCTCGTTGTCCTCGTCGAGCACGAGGTACATCTTGTCCTCGATCGGGTCGACGAACGACGCGCTGGCGTGGAAGGCCATCTGCACGACACCGAAGCCGTTGGGCTTCATGTCGATCGCGTAGCAGCCGCGGTTGGACCCCGACTCCCAGAACAGGAAGTAGATGTCGTTGTGCGACACCCCGACGATGCTCGTGGGGTCGAGGGCTTGCCACTGCTCGCGCGTGAAGACGCTGTCGGTCAGGTTGCGGATCTGGCCGACCCCCTGCACGGCCATCAGGCCGTCCGGGTTGGAGAAGACGACGCCGATGCCGGTGAGGTAGTCGAAGCTGCGCTTGCTCGAGCATGCGTACGGCACTTCGAACTTGCTCATGCTGTACGCCGCCGGCTCGCTGCCGCTGGCGATGTAGACGAAGCTCTCCGTGCCGATCACCACTGTCGTGTCGACGTTGCCGATACCGACGATGTCGGTGTCGGTGGTGAGCCGATAGCTCACCGGCCAGGCGTGCGGCCGATTCTGCGCGGACAGGCACAGCTGGTTGCGACGGAAGCCCACCATCACGCCGTTGGGCAGTGCCAGGATGCCCTCGAGGTCATCCGGTGGCAGGTCCCACAGTTCGCTCTCCAGTGCCTCGCCGAGTTGCGCGTCGGTGAGCACGTCCACGTAGTCGGCGGTGGTCAACGCGATCTCAGCGACGAACAGGAACTCGGTGCCCACGTTGCCGGTGGCCGCGCGGTAGATGCGCTTGGTCGTGATGGCGTAGTCGGCCGAGACACCGGATGGCACCACCGTCGGCGTCGTCACGGTGACACTGATACCGTCCGGCCGCAGGATGGTGGCGCTGGCCTCGCTCGGCGCGCTCTCTTCGCCGAGATCGTTGACGAAGGTGTAGACGTAGTTCGTTGCCAGGTTGGCGGGCACGTAGCCCGTCGAGCCGCTGGCGCGCACGAGGATGTTGTCGTAGTAGGTCTTCGCGCTGTTGGACGACGTCTCGTGCACGAAGCCGACGTAGTCGCCGAGCGAGAAGATGTTGGTGATGCTGACCGAAGTGATCAGGCCGCTACCGAGGTACAGGCTGGCCGTCACAGTCTGCGTGCCATCACTGTTGGCGATGACCTGCACCGTCACCGTGTACCAGGTCGAGTGCGCGAGCAGCGAGATCGTGCTGGACACCAGCGACGAGGACCCGGTGGAAGCCCACCCTGTCCCCGCCGAGATGGAGAAGCGCGAGAAGACCGAGTCGTAGCGAACCTGTAGGCCGGATCCGAGGACCCCGGTCATGATGTTCGCGATCATCTGCGCGTCGGCCGCGCCGGACTGGTAGGACCAGTCGAACGACACCTGCACGACCGTGCCCGACGCAATGCCGAAGTTGCGGTAGGCGTACGCCGGCAGGCCTGCGTTGCCGTTGGCCAGCAGCGCGTAGCTGGGCGCCGGGTTGCCCACCACGGCGTCTTGCGTGACCTCGCTGACACCCGGGCTCGATCCGGAGATCGTCCAGCTTTCGGTCAGCGAATCGCCTTCGTCGAGGATGTCCACGGCGAAGGTCGTCGCGGTCTCGTCGATGCCGGTCACCAGCGTCGGGGGCGACGTCGGCGCGGGCACGCCCAGCGGCCGCGTGGCCACCGGAAACGGTTCGGCGCCGGTGGTCGCCAGCGCGTAATTCGTGAAGCGCGGCTCGCCGTACAGGCCGGGCGACGTCAGGTAGGTGCGGTACGTGGTGTCGCCGGGGATGATCCCTCGCGCCACATCCACGTCGGCCTCCCACGACAGCCACTGGTCGTTGAGCAGGTAGATCGTGCGCACGGGCCCCGAACCGCTGTTGGCCAAGCCCTTGGTCGTCGCGAACTGCCGCCAGGCTTTCAGGTCACCGGTGAACAGTTGCGCGTTGACGGCCTCCTGCGCGGCGTTGTCCGGCAGCGCCCTCGGCGTAACTCGGGGCGCTTCTCCGCGGAACGATTCGATGGCTCGGCGCATGGGTCACTCGTTGGGGAACGGTGCAGTGGGCGGCGTGAAGTCGGTCGTGTAGCGCGCGATGCCCTTGGTGATGCGGAACTCGTCGAGCACGCCGACGAACCCGTGGTTCGTGCCCCAGTCGGCCACCAGCGCGCCGCCCACCGTGATCGCGTGCGCCGCCTCCGGGCTGTTGTCCCCGCCTGCGGTGAACTGCAACACGCCGTCCTGGAAGGCATACACCGTCGTGCTGGCGCGGCAGATCGCCAAGTGCGTCCAGACGTCGGGGTCCGCGTCGGCGACAAAGTCCGTCAGCAGGCCGCCAGGGCCGCGGTAGGAGAACTTGCCAGTGATCGGGTTGAAGCACAGGTAGCGCAGCTGTGTACCCCCGCCGCTGCTGATGTTGGCAAAGATGACATTGGGGTCGACGGCACTCGACTGCCCCGTGCGCTTGGCAAAGCATTCGATCGTCCAGTCGCCGCCGAACCCGAAGTCGATGCTGCTGGCACACTGCAGGTAGTTCGTGCCGTCGTAGATGCCTGAGCCGGCGCCGAACTTAGGGTCGGTCGTGTCGGTGGCAATCAGCCCGGTCTGCGTCGTTTCCCGGTGGTACGAACTGAAATCGGGGTAGGCCTGCTCGTCGTCGTTGTCGTAGTGCAGCAGCAGGACGACGTTAGCGAAGTCCGGGTCCGGCGCCGGGATGTGAGGCATCAACGCCCCCGCGTGCGTGGTGCGCATTACGGCGCTCCCAGATCACCGCACAGCACCCACTCGTCGGCTCCGGTGTGGATCAGCGACAGCACGGCGTATTGCCCTGCCGTTTCGGGAAGCAGCGCGCTGCGCACGTTCACCGTGACGCCGCTCTGGCCTACGACACTGACCCCGCCGAGGCCCGCCTGCATGATCAGTACCGAGACGTCTTCACTGGCGATCCCGAGGCTGGTGTCGCCCGGCACCGTGATGATCAGTTGGCCTGTGGTGTGCGTGGTCCTGACACCGTTGCCGAGGTCCGCGACATCCAGCAGGTAATCGCCTGCGACATCGCTCCACGTGAAGGCCTCGCCCGTCACAGTGACCACGTTGGCGTTCTCGCCGGTGCCACGCGTTGCGATCAGGTTGCGGCCGAAGTTGACCGTGTCGACGTTCGGCAGGCCGAGGTCGGTGCCTTGGTTCTGGAACTGGATGTAGTTCGGAAACTCGTCCGAGGCTTGCGGCGGGAAGCCGGTGGCTGGCGTGATACCGAAGCTCATGTCATCTCCCCACGACGAAAGCGCGCGGCCGCGCACGCATCGAGCCGGTGTTGTAGGCGCGTTGCACGTCGGCCTTGCCGTTGCTCACGCACGAGTTCCAGATCTTCTCGTACTTCTCGGCCATGTTCGGATCGCTCCACGGCTGGCCGGGGATGCGCAGGAGGTGCATGAGTGCGCCGGCCTCGATGCCGCTGCTGAACTTGCGCAGCGGCTCGGCGGGCACCTGTGCGACGCCGTCCTTGGGCTGCAGGATCACGCTGACGGTCAGGTTGTAGACCGCGTCCGGGATCGGCCACAGCGCGAACTGCGCCTCGGGCAAGTAGGCGTACTGCCGTGGCTGCATCGGCTGGTTGTTCGGGTCCCACCCGCTCGAGTCGCCCGGCACGATCGCGAACGTGTTCGGTGAGCCGGGCACTGTCGCCACACCGGACATCGCGCGGATGTTGACGATCTCGAGGTACGGGTCGCTGCCCAGGCTGTACGTCTGCGTGCCGTCGACCGTGGCACCGGTGACGGTCTGCCGCAGCCACTGCGTCTCGGCGCACCAGTCGCGGAACGCCTTGACGTACATGCGCCGCAGCGTCGTGCTGGGGGCCTTGCGGACGTTGACCGCGATCGTCGCCAGCTGATCGAAGACGTTGACGAACGTGGTCATGACACCCCCGGCGATTGCGCGACCTTGGGCGCCAGTGCCACCTGGGCCTGCGACTTGAGGCCTAGCGCCAGGCGCCACTCGTTCGTGTACGCGCTGGTCTTGGTCAGATCCTGCTTCTTGCTGTTCTTGGCGTAGGCCTTGGCCAGCACGAAGTTGGTCAGCGCGTTCTGGTAGCTGTCGGGCACCGGGATGTCCTCGCCGCTCGACCCGGTCAGCGCAGGCGGCACAGCGCCGTAGGTCACGCGAAGACGGCCGGCGCCGTTGTTGGGCGGGAACACGTAGTAGCGCCGCGGCGTGCGCGGATCGGCTGCGTAGTTCTCCACCTCGGCCTGCTGCGTGGCAGCCGGCCAGAACCGGTTCTCCTCCTGCAACAGCGCCAGATCGGTCTGGGTGACCGTGCGGCCTGTGGCATCGTTGTCGGTGGCGTCGATCAGCGCGACGCCGTCGGCGGGCAGTTCCTGCGCGATCCCTGCGGCCAGTGTCACGAAGTCGCGCACCGGGTACATGTCGGGCTTGACGAAGGCCGTGGCACGCAGGGCCTCGTTCAGGTAGCCCAGCAGTTCAGCGCGCGACCAAGTGCGGCGAGCGGTGTCCAGTAGCGTCACGCTGACGCTGTCGAGGATGGTGTCGACGCTCACCGCCATGGGTCAGTCCGCCAGACTGCCGTGCTGCTTGGCCAGCGCGCGGAGCTCGGCGCGCAGCGCGTTGTGGTGCTTCTTCGGGTCCAGCACGACCTGGTACTCCGTGGCCGCGAAGGCGACCATCTCGTCCACCGAGGCCTTGCCGATGTCGAAGGGTTCCGAGTCACCGGAGTCGATGACGCGGGCTGCCAACGTGGCGCCTTGCGTCTCAAGCCACTTCATGCGCTCGTCGTGCGTCGCCTTGGGCGAGCCGGTGAAGATGCGGTAGTTCTTGCCGGCCTTCAGATCGTCGCGCAGCGCGCCGACGTTCGGAAACAGGCGACCGTCCTTCACGTTGATGAGGAACGGGTGCCGCTTGTCCTGCTTGAACTTGGGGCTCTTGCCGCGGGCTTGAACGACTGCGGCTTCTTGGGCTTCGGTGATCATCGGGGGTCTCCGGGGTGATCGAAGGGACGTGGAAAACCGGCGCCCGAAGGCGCCGGTTCAGGGCTGCCGGCTCAGGAGCCGGTGGGCGAAGTGCCCGGCGTGTACGCCGGCCGCTTCATCTTGCCGGCCTCGCCATTCTTCTGGCTGGGGCCGAGCGGGGGGTGCGGGTAGCGGGCCTTGGCCTTGCCCGACGCCTGCGACATCTCCTTGGAGATGGTCTCGGGCGGCACCTTGACGGCGTAGTTCGCGCCGTAGGGGTTGCTGGTCTTCATGCGGATTCTCCTGGGTTGGGTGCGGACAGGACCCTTGCGGGCCCTATCCTACACCGTTCACTTCTTGATCACGGCCGTGCCGACGTACGACGGGCCGATGACTTCGTACCCGAAGACCATGAGCCCCCGGATGATGTAGCCGAAGTCGTTCGGGTTGTCGATCATCTGGCACTCGACGATCTGCGACGCGAACGTCAGGCCGGCCGAGTGGCCGAACATGGCGTACGAGGCGGGGCCAGGCGAGGTCTGCGTGAGCAGGTTGCGCGACTGGTAGATCGTGAAGCGGTCGATCTCGCCGACCTTGCCGTTGCGCAGGATCGACACGCCGTCGCCGGCCAGCGACGCGATGCGCAGGTCCGACTTCTTGATCAGCGCGATCGCCCACGGCGGCAGCACGAACCAGCGGCCTTCGTCGCTGACGTTCTGCTCGTCGAGCACCGTGCCGCAGTCGACGATGAAGTCGACGACGGTGGCGGCGGTGATCTGCCGCGGCGTGGTGGAGTCGCCCAGGTTGATGTCGTTGGAGTCAGCGCCCGCGGAGGGGCCCTGGTTGTCCGCAGACACGTCTGCCGGGATCGTCACCAGCATGTCGGCGTCGGCCGCGATGCGCAGCTGGATCGAGCCGTCGTTGGCGAAGATGTCCGCCAGGTCCAGGTCCGACTGGCGCGAGTCGACCGTCGACAGGGCGACGGCAAACGACTTGGCCTGGTCGATCGCCAGGGTCACCGAGTTGTTCGTCGGGTACTGGGCTGAGAGGCCCGCGCCGATGACGTAGTCGGAGACGGTGACGTCCGGGATGGTGCGGATCTTGACCTGCGCGCCGAAGCCCGCGATCTCGCCCTCGTAGTCCGTCGACGCGATCTCGCCGAAGACGGTGGTCTTGTAGAACTTCTCGACCAGCTTGCCCGAGTAGATTTCGGGGTCGAAATTGATGGTACCGCTCGGACCATAGTCCGGGATACCCGATGCACGTGGAACGCCTGCCATGATTGGCTCCTTTATTTGGCGCTACTGGTCACCGACCAGCACGGAGCTTCAACCTTGCTTCAAACGTCGCACGCTCTTTGTCCGTGACCTTGCCGAGGGCGGCCCGCTTGTAGAAGTCCTTGACCTCGGCCTGCGTGGGCGGGCGAAGATCCTGGGCATTCGGCTGCGGCGGGGGCTCTGCCCCTGGTGCCGCGCCGCTACCGCTGGGCGCAACCGGAGGTGCCGGCAGTTCCTTCGACTTGAGCCACTTCTCGACGATGTCGGCCACCTTGTCTGCCCGAAGGGCGGTGACGTGCTTCGTCAGAATCTCTTGCCGTTGGATCCCGGTCTCGGGGTCCTCTTCCATCAACCACGACAGCCAGCCTGGATCGGTGTCGATCTGAGCCATGTTCGGGATGCGCGATTCAAGCGCCTCCGTGAATGACTCCTTGCGCAGTCGAAGCTGTTCAGCCGCGTCGGCCTGGCGTTGATCTCGCAGGGGTTTGATTTCCTGCTCGACCACCGTTCGGGCCTGCTTGGTCGCTGCCGCCAGCGCCGCTTGCGCGATCGCACGTGCATCCTCTTCGCCGATGTCCTTGATCTGCTCGGGCGAGAAGAACTCGCCCAGGTCGATCTCGTTCGCCGGCGTGCTGGGGATCGCGGTCTTCAGGGTTCGGACCTCGTCCTCCAACTCGGTAATCCGCCCACGGAGTCCAGCCAGTTCGGCGCGGTGCTCGTCCTCACGGACCCGGAGACGGCCTGCGGTCGCGTCGAAGCGTTGCTTCCAGTACGCGGGGTCGCTGTGTCGCGGGTCGGCGGGCGGCGCAGGGGGCGTCGGTGCTGCCGGATTCAGGTTGGCGGGGTCTGCGCTCGACGCGGGCGTCGGCAGCGCGGGATCAGGTGTCTCCGGTTCGTTCCGTGCCTTGATGCGTTCCTCGATTGCTGCGGATCGCTTCAGGACGGCGCGGGGGAGGCGCGTTTCGTTCTTGGCTGGTGAAGCCTGCATTTGGGTCTCCGAGATCCAGGGCCACCATCAACGGGTGTCTGGGGAACCGGTTTTGCAGGAGGCCGGGGCGGCGAGTCCAGCGATCACGCAGCGTACGGAGTCCGTGAGGTGACGGGGCGTACGTTGCGGGTCAGCTTCTGCTGTGCCTTGGTGATGTCGCCGATCAACTCGGCGAGCTCAAGTGCGCGGCCCTGGAAGCGGTAAACCTCTTCACCGGTCGAGGAGCGCAGTGCTTGATCACGTTCAGCCAGCTTGGCTTGCAGCAACCTGAGCAGATACTGGCCATCGGGGCTCTTGTGGAACCGATCGAAGAAAGCCAGATCGTCATTGCTCAGGTGCATGGCGACGCATTCTAGTCTTCTTCCGCGAGATCCTTCAAGAGCCTGCGGGTAATCTCCTCGGCGCGGAGCCGATTCATCTTCTCTTGGGCAAGAGTGCTGCGCAGCGCGTTGACCTGGTTCTCCAGCGCCTTGACCATCGCCGCGGTAGCCTTCTCCATCGCCGCGATCTGCTGGTCTTGCGCGTCGATCTTGAGGACCAGCGAGTTGACCTTTGTCACCAACGCAGGCATCCGATCGTCGACCGGAGGCGCCGGGGCTGCCGAGGCCGCCGGGGGTTCTACAGGTGGCGCACTGGGTGCTTCGCTGGGCGCGACCAACGCCAGCTTGCGCGCGCCCTTGACCTTCGGCACCGGCACGTCCGGCGCGGGCACGTCAGGCACCGGCTCCGGCGTTACCGCGGCCAGGTCGGCGGCCACGCCGCGCGCCAGCAGTTCAGGCTTGGGCGCCGGCGGCGCGTCCGGCATGTTGGTGATCTCGGCCGGCAACGGCTCCGGCGGCTCGGGCGCGGTTGTTTGCAGGCCGCGCCGGCGCACGTTCGGGTAGCCGAGGTACTTGGCCGACAGCAGGTCGTCTGCGCCCGACGACACTGTGATCGTGACGGTCGAACCCTCGGTGGCCTCAGCGCCGCCCGCAGGCGCTTGGCTGATGACATCGCCGGCCGCGACCGTGGTCGAGGTGGCCGTTTCGACCGCGACGACGAAGCCTGCAGCCTCGAGCGCCGCGACGGCGGCGGCTTGGCTCAGCCCGCTGACGTCAGGGACGACCGCCGCGGCCGAGGACTGCCATGCGGTGCCCTGCCAAGCACCGACAGCCCACGCGCCGGCAGCCCATGCGGTCACGGCGCGCCGCCCCAGTTCGTCGTGGTGCTGCCGTTGGCCTGCACCGGGTCAGCGATCACGTGCGTGATGTTGGCGTTGACCGCGTTGGTCGCGCCGAACGTCAACTGATCGGTCTTGGCCTTGATCGCGGCCACCTCGGTGTCGATGTAGCCCGCCACCGTCGACAGCGCAGCGGCGGTGGCCAGCGTGCCCAGCTGCGTGTCGAGGTTCGCCGCGGCAAGCCCAACCGCGGACCGAGTGCCGGCAGCGTCCAGCGGCGCCGTGTAGGCGCTGGTGAGCAGCCGCAGCGCCACCGAGGCCAGCACCGCGGCGACGTCGGCCGAGATGCTCGCTCCGGCGGGCGCGCCGAGCCGGGCCATGATCGCATCGGTCGCAGCGATGATCAGGGACTCGTCGGCGGGGTCCGTTGGCAGGTTGGTGGTCTTGGCGTTGATCGCGGACAGCTGCGTGTCGAGGTTCGCCGAAGCGAGGCCCACGGCGGTGCGCACGCCAGCAGCGTCAAGCGTAGACAGGCCTGACTGGATCTCGGCCACGGCATCGGTCGCGAGCGCCGAAGCGGTGAGCGTGTTTGCGTTCATGGTCCCGACGGTCACCGCCGCCGTCACCGATGCGACCGCGCCGCTGACGCTGGCGACGACTTGGTCGACGTCGATGTTCGTGCCCGAGAGGTTCTGCGCGGTGGCCGGGCTGCCGATGTTGGCCCAGTCGAGCCCGGCCTCGCCGCCGGCGCTGACGTCGAGCGTGCGCCCGGCCGTGGTCGGCTTGAGCGCTGCCTCCTTGCGGATCGTGAACGAGGCGACAACAGCGCCTTGCACCGACACGCCGTCGACCGTTCCGTTTGCGATGACGATGTCGAAGCACGACCCCGCCGAGTAGAACGTGCCGTCGGCGCTGGTATCGATCGCAAAGTGGTTCAACCCCGGGAAGCCGTCGAAGTCGGTCGTCAGCGTCACCCCGGCCGTGCTCTGCGTGGTGCTGCCGTCCTTGTAGACCGCAAGGCCCGGCCCCGAACCGCCGCCCAGCGTGAACGGCGCGCCCGTGCTCGGCTGGTAGGTGGTGAACTTCCCGTAGAGGATCGTCGAGAGGTCGTAGTCGCCGAGGTGCTTCATGATTCAGCCTGCGAGGGGTTGCGCCGCGCCGCCGCCGCGGCCTGACAGCGGGTTGAAAACAAGACCGCCGCCACCTTCGGTGAACGTGGCATAGATGTTCATGCCGCCCGAGTACGTGCCGTCAGTGCCCGGCCACGTAGCGGGCGGGCTAGCATAGCTGAACGTGCCGTTGGCCATCAACGCGTCGACACCACTGTCGTCTTTGGCGTAGTAGGCAGGGAAGTTGTCGGCGACGACGCCCAGCCAGTAGTACGTGCCGTCAACCAGGCTGAGTGAGGGTGCGGCGACAGTAATCGGTCCCCCGCCACCGGAGCCTGAACTGACGCCCGGATCGGAAACCGCCAGCAAAGCATCGGGCGCCCCGGCGTTGTCCGAGAGGACGACCAGCTTGAAGTTGACCGAGGCCGACGTGCTGGGTCCGAACCACGTGGTCAAGCTGTCGAGCGTGCCGCCGCCAACGCACTGGTAGCGCGAAACCAAGCACCGGCTGTCGGACCCCGGAAACTCCCCGGTCCCCCGTGTGGTGTCGCCGAAAGTAGCCATCGTTCAATCCTGCCGGCGGGCGATCAACCAACCTTTGTGGATGAGCCGGTTGTGGGTGGTGATGTCCGTCATGAAGAGGGATTGCCTGCCAAGTCGAAAAGGCTGAACCACCCCGCTGCTACTGCAGGGCGGGAGGCGAGCTTGCAGAGTGTGACGCGCTGCTTTGCGCTACGCGCGATGTCGTGACCGGATAGAACAGCCATGACGGCTCCTGCTCACCTTGAAGGCGCCCGCGCAAAGGTTGGGTGAAACCTGTGTGCGGGGCCTTGCTCAGACCACCGGG